TTCTTCTTATACGCCAAGATTACACATTCCTTTGGATTGTAGATATATGGTGAGGAAGGCGACATCCACGATCCCCAAGCGGTAGTCTTACTTCTATGTGGTGAAACTTCATCAAGGTCAATCAGTCCGAAGAAATTAAATCCTACCTTCTTCATCACTTGCCAGAACTCAGCCATAAATAATACTCTACCACCTCTAGTCTGAACATTCACTTCATATGGAATATTGATAGCAATTCTCCCATCATCTTTTAACAATCTATAAGATTCGGATAACCATTTCTCAGTCCAATTCCAATAGTCATCCATCTCTAGTCTGTCATAGTGAGTATCGTAATCAATCCCAACATTATATGGAGGTGATGTCACAACCAGATCTACTGTAGATTCAGGAAGTTCCTTCATTACCTCAACACAATCTCCATTAATGACGGTATTTGTAATATCTTCTAATTTTCTCATATTTTTAATTTTTCTCTTATTAATTGAAAGCTTGTAAAGTCATCGTCATTTGTGGTATCAACATCCATGAAATTATCAATTGGTGGTTCATAATTTAAGACATGGTATTTTTCTCTTCCTCGTTCATCATCACAATGAATATAAAGTTCTGTAATATTATCTTTCAGTCTTTCTTTGAAACTTTCTCTTTGATCCCTATACGGAGAGACAACTGAAACAATAACATCAACACCTTTATTATGTAAAAATAATGCAATGTTCTGCGCTAGCTCAACATTCTTTCTTCTTCCTTGTTCACTATAATCTTTATTCTCGAATATTTCTCTAATATCATCACCATCTACTATTACTTTTTTATTAAGAATAGACGCATAAATCCATTTAGCCAAAGTTGTTTTTCCTGAACCTGGCTGACCAGTAAGCCAAAAAATCATTTCTCTAAGTTTTTTATTTTTCTATCCAAATAGAATGATGCTTTCTTTAAATCTTCCAATTCTTTCTCCACATCTTTTTTACCGGCTCTTGCAATATATTTTACCACATTGAATAGATAAGCGTCATTATCTAACTCCCAAGCCTCACACACTTTAATCACTTCATAAGGACTATCTCCCCCATAGTGATTTGGATGATCTACCATTTCTTCTGTCATTTCATGTTCCCCCATTTTTTTATCATATAGTTATTATAGTCATCAGTTTTACGACCATTATACAACATCCATGTAAAATAATAGTCAATAAAAAACTCGATCTTCTTTAAGAACTTTTTCATTTCTTCTTTTTCTTATTTGATGCTTTAGTATGTTTTTCAACAACTTCAGTTTCTTCTTGTTTAGAACTTCTAACAACTCGTCCCTCAAGTTTCCACACATTCTTAGGAATATATTCCCATTCTTTAGTTCTAACTTTTAATTCTGCTTCTGAGTCTTTAACTCTTAGAATTTCTTTGGCGTCAGCATTAACACCCCATCCAATCAATCTAATACATTTCATCGTTTTCTTTCCTCCATGTTAAGTTTATTTATCTACAATTATAATAAAAAAAATCCACTAAGTCTAGTGGATTTCAATTTATTTTCTTCTACTTTGGATATTATATCCTCGAGTACTACCACCTCCGTGATAATTACTTCCGTTATAATGACCACCTCCACCATAATGTTCTACATGACCTCGTGAAATTATCCTTCCTCGATTATAACCATAATAACTATGGTAAGACGGATAACTATAATAACTATGGTAAGACGGATAAGAGTTATACGATGGAATATCCATCACATAACAAGAACTGAATAGAATTGTAATAAACGCCAAAATAATTAATCTTGATTTCATAATTTAAATAATTAATAAATTAATTGTTAGTGTCAAAATTATTAACCTTTTCAACATTTCCAGATTGAATAACATATGACATAATTTTCCGTTTCATTATTGGGATTAAAGTTTCTTCCATTGGAAAGTCTTGTGATGATCTTAATTCGAATATTGGTAGAGTTTTACATCCAGTCTTATCTTTCCATGTGGAGAAACTATCAATGATTGTGTTTAATGTTTCTTCGGATGGTCCTGTATATAATGGTCTTAGATAAGTCTTCTCAACATATGTTTCACCCTTTTGTTTCTTTATTTCATATTCCCAAACATATAAAAGGCTTTCACTTTTTTTGTAGAAATAAATAAATCCACATCCACTATCCAAGAACTTCCGATTCTTCTTAATGAAGACATCCAAATTATCATATGCCAGATTCCATATTGATTTCGCAATATTAAACGCATCAAACAATTTGTTACCAGAGAACTTAATTGTTTTCTCTAACTCATCTTCTTCTTCCTTCGTTAAATCTCGGGTTTTCTTTGGAACCAACTCTCGTAATAAGATCTCATCATCACAGGACTCAAACTTCTTATTAGTTAGTAGTAAAGTATTCTCTTTCGCCAAAGATTGTAGATTAGCAAGATGTAAAGATAACTCAACAAAGTCAGGATAAATCTCTAACTTATCAAACCTTTTCTCACACTTCTGCAAATAGTCCAACAAAGTATATTTGTTATATTCAAAATCAACTGGTGCTTTGAGCATCCACTCGGGGCTTAATTTGAATAATATTTTCTTTTTTCTTCCCATATCATAATAATAAACTTAATCAAATCATTAATCAATTCTCATTACATAAAAAGATACACCATTAACCGAAACCTCATCGGCGCTTCCATCATATCTAGCTAATGTATGTGCATATCCATCCTCATCAATAACCGCCTTTATAAACTCATCTTTGTCAATATAATCACTAAATGAAAATCCCATCTCATTCAAAAACGATTCTGGATCATCCATCGCTTCACTAACTCTATCTTTAATTGCTTCCTCTAATAAATCATCAGGCCAGTCCCCATCAGGATCATTACGTATTTCTTCAATCTCTGTTTCAATCTCATCAATTAAATCAGTTAGTTCTTCAATCTTCTCATCAATTAGTTCATTATCATGTTGAGCCTTTTCTTTTTTAAGTTGCTCGATTGTTGCCTTAAGTTTTTCAGCTCTATTTTCAAGACGATCAATCTCACTCTCTTGTTCTCTTGATAACATTCTTTGATCTTCAGAAAGATAACATTCAGGACAATTATAAACATCTTGGTTATAGATATCCTCAGCAGTGCCCTCAATTGCATCAGTATCCAAATAATTCATAACAAAATTTCTACTGAATCCTTCATATCCAATATCGTCAACTAATTGCTCAACACTTTCATAAGCACTTGAATCGATCTCACCCTCATCACCAACTGCATATGTATTACCATCTACTGAGGAATTTATAACCTCAAACTCTGTTGTATCATAATAAGATCCTATTGGAATAATATTATAAACATCAATCTTATTTATTAACTCCTCCAATTCTTGTTCTAATTCTTCAATTTCTTCTGTGTTATCTCCACCCTCATTTTGTAATCCTTCAATTTGAGTTTTAATTTTAGATATTTCCTGATTATCTTCAGATGTTCTTGCTTCAACCTCACCAAGATCGTCCAAAGACTTTAATAAAGCATGTGCCTTCAATCCCACTTCAGGACAATCAGGGCCTAACTCCCATTCAAAATTATCTCTTCTTAACTGAGCGGCAACCTCTTTTTCCAAAAGTATTCTTCGTTGTCTTAGCTTTTCAATTCTTTCTTTTTCTTTTTTTGCCAATTCTTTATCACCATATATCTTCAGTTGTTCTGAAAATTCTTGTTTCAAATAATCGTTAACTGAACCCATAATCTTATCATAAACATCAGTTCCAAATAATATCTTTGCGTTACTAACATTAAATGTTTCATCTTTTGCATCATAAAAAGTTTCATTACCATCAAACTTCTTTAATAAGGCAACTTTATATGTCGGATCATTTGTTGGTTTACTCCTATCTAAAATGTAAAATAACTTACCATCTTCATTAAATTGTTTAAAATGAATATCACTATCCGCAGCTGTACACCACTTCGTTCCTTTACCATAATAACACGATGTCTCATGATCTGATGGGTTTACAACAAAGTATCTTCCATCATCATAAACAACAATTCCACCCTTAACTTGTTTAAAATCTCTTCTTGGCTTATTCTCATAATCAGAAATTCCTTTAAGAAGTTGATCTAAACTTTTATATTGGTTGATATCCGTTAATGGAAGATTCGTTGAATGCTTTTCAAATTTATTAATACCATCAACTAATTTTTGAATATTCTCATCAAAATTAACATCATCAATAACTTTTCCAACCCATTCCAAGTATTTCTTCGGAACTGAGGATGTAATTTTATTGAGATGATCTGTCGAAAATTTCCTACCATACTTCTCTTTAAAGTCCTCAACTTTACCTTCTTTTAATAATTCTAAAAAATTCATGAGTGTTTTTTATTTAATAAATAGTCATTTATCTCTATATTTCAATAAAGAGAATACTTATTATTATGGGATGTGGAATATATAAAATAACTAACATCATAAATAATAAGGTTTATATAGGTAGTTCTTTAAAAATTAAAAAACGAAAGTCTAAACATTTTTGGATGTTAAATAAAAATATTCACGATAATGATTATTTACAAAATTCATATAATAAATTTGGTAAAGACTCTTTTATATTTGAATGTCTCGAATATTGTGAACCAAAACTATTGATTGAACGAGAAAACTACTATATTAACCAATATAAATCTAATCAACTAGATTTTGGTTATAATTTAGCAACTGTTAATGAGTTTCGAAGAAATTGTTACAATGATGAAGTTAAAATTAAATTATCAAAATACAATCAAAATAAAAATGGAAATTTTAGTAAATTTTCATTAATAAACATAGAAACTAAACAGGAACTTATATTTGAAACATTAGTCGATGGAGCAAATTACTTAATTAGTAATGGATTTACTAAAGGTAAACCGTCTTATGTTAGAATGAAGTTATCATATTCATTAAGAGGTAAAAAAGTCCATAATGGAAGCACAGGATCAATAAGAAAAACTTGTTATAAACATATTTTTAAAATAATAAACTAAACAAAAAAAAAACAATTATCATGGCAGGATGTGGATGTAAAGGTAGTAATAATGATGCTCAAACACAAGCTCAAACACAAGAACAAGTACAACAGGCTCAAGCAGCCGGTAAACAAGCTCAAACTGAAGGAATCAAAGCGGCAATCAAAAAAACTGTTGAAAAATATTACAATGTGAATAAAAAAACAATCTAATCACAAAGTTATTCATTTTTTTAAAAGGGACAAATATATTTGTCCCTTTTTTTATATTTATAAGTTATGGATATCAAATACCTTATAGACGCCTTAAATAATGGCGATTTTAATCAATATCTTCCATATATTGGAAGTTACCAAAACTTTTTTAATTTTGTTAAAAGAAAAGGTTTAATCTCTGAAATAGATCCCGCATCAAAAGATTCAGAAGAATGGCAAAATCAATTTATTTTATGGGCATACGAAAATGACAAACCATTATACTATAAAACTTTATCAGACATTTTATATGATGTTGAATTTATAGATGGAAAACCTTATTTAGAAATAGATAATTTAGGAGATATTGCTAAACTATTCTGTGATGGAAGAAATGACATTGCACAAGACACTATTGAATCAATTCTAAGTGGTGAGTACGATAGTGATTATGGATATGATACAACTGATGATGTATACCGAGATGTAATTGAAGAACTTAACCCTAAAAATCAAAAAACATTATTCACCTACATTATAGATAATTTAAATGGGATAAAGATTGAACCTACAACTGATGAACTAGAATCCATAGCCGAAGAACAAGGACATGATGATTATGTTGAGGTGAATGAATCTAATGTTGAACGAATCGTGAAGGACGAAAAAACAATGAAGCGTTTATTAAATGACGAACTTGCAGATTTGAAAAGTGAATTATATTCTATTCATGGTAATGCCTATCAAAATGCATATGAATCCGAAATTTATAATAGTATATGGAGTGAAATAAACGACTATTTTGAAGGTCGTGGTGAAACATTATCAAGACCCCATAAATTTCACGCAAACACAACAGTTTACACCTATAGACTACCAATCATAAATTTTGAAGGTATTATAAATGATTTCCTATCCAGCGAGCATTCATATAGCTTAGACTATGATCCAGTATACCTATCTATATTAAAGGAGTCTATTGACTGTATAAGTGTAAGTCCACCTGACTATCCCGATTATCGTGAGGTTGAAAAAAATGTTAACGAGTTTTTTAGTGACTATATCTAATAAAAAAAGGGACTTAAATTAGTCCCTTTTCTTTTGCTCTTGTTTCTATTCTTCCCAATCTTTCTTCCCTAAGTATAAGTAATTCAGATTGTTCTTTAATTGCCTCCAAACAAAGTGCAATAATATCTCCATATTTAACTTGGTAGAACGAATTTTCTTTATTATTTTTAAACACCAATTCAGGTAACACATATTGAAGTTCCTGAGCAATAAATCCAATATCTCTCTCGGATGATTCATTTACACTCTTATCATTCCATATAAAAGAAACTCCTCTAATCTTCTTAACTTTAGATAATGGATTCTCAATTGATCTAATATTACGTTTGAGTCGTGCATC